AATTCGGCCCGCTTGCCTGCCCCATATCCCGCCCGGCCCGGAATGCCCCGCCAGAGGCCCGGAGAGGCCCGCCAGAGGCCCGAGTCGAGTCGGCCCGCTATCCCTGCCTATCCCGGCCCGTCAAAGGCCCGTCAGAGGCCCGGAAATCGGCCCGGTTGCCATGCCGTGAATTCTGCCCGCTTGCCCGTCCGGCCAGAGGCCCGGAATCCGGCCCGCCAGAGGCCCGCCAGAGGCCCGCCCGCCCATGCCCCGCCCGGCCATGCCCAAGGCCCGCCAGAGGCCCGCCAGAGGCCCGCCCAAGGCCCGCCAGAGGCCCGGCCCGGCCCGATCCCCCGGCCATGCCCCGCAAGGCCCGCCATGGGGTAAAAGAAAAGGCCCGCCGATTGGGCGGGCCTTAATCCGGGCAAGGCTGGAATCAAAAGGCCCGCCGATTGGGCGGGCCGATTGCGGTTTACTTGGGCCGGGGCGATTGCCCGCCCATGGCTAAGGCGAATATCGCCGCTAGAACGGACTCCGGCCAATGGCCTTTGAAAAGCCCGACTAGGGCAAGGCCCGCCCCGACTATCTGCAAAAGCCGGACTATCAACAGAACGGCAATTGCATTTCTCAATTCGGTTTCAGGATCAATAGCCATTGCCATATCCCCCGCGCGTCCCGTTGCTAATGCCCAATTCGTTGCAGAGATCATTGGCATTGAGTCCTTGATCCTCTAGCCAATCGGCAATCGCATGGGGATAATCCCGCACTAATTCCCGCATGGACATTGGGCCGGTTTCCCAAGGATCAAAATCCCGCATGAATTCGCGCCACGATTGGCCGGACGAATATCCGGCTTTCTTGCCCGCCGATTTCTTGCCTTTGGAAACCGTCAAAGGCCAATCGTCAAATTCGGTAACGGTATGATCCCGGAATGCCTTCAATTGACTCCAATCGGCCCGGATCATTCTTTCCGTCAGTTTCCCAAGGAAAGCCAAATCCTGATATTCCCCCGGCCCGTGCTGGCCGAAATATCCGACACTGACATTTGTGCATTCCGAAACATGGCGCGCGAATTCGTTGGAGTCGGTATATGATCCCGTCGGATCGGGCGTCAAATCCAAATCCAGAATCCCGGCCAGATTGAAGGCAAACGAGTCGCTCGCCGTTCTGCGCCCCATTTGATGCGTGATAATCGAATTGTAACCTTTCCGATCAAGGCTAATCACGAATTCGATTCCGGCAAGCTCATCTGCCCGACGTTTCACATAGTCACGACTCCCGATACAACCGATTTCCTCGGTGGCGAATATCGCATATCGGCCCGGCACATTTGCCCGGATCATTTCCAGAATGATATGGACTCCGGTTGTGCAATCCGCACCAAGGCAATTGGATTTGGCTTTAGGATGGAGTCGCACCATGCCGCCAGAAACCTGAATTTTCTGATTTCCCCCGACGGAATGAACCGTATCGGAATGTGCGGCAAACATGGCGCGCGGATTAGCGCCAATGTCTAGCGTGTAGTTTCCGGCCAAATCAGGCGGGCCGAAAACAGGTTCAAGATATTTGGCGCAGAATGCCGCATGGGCCTTGGACATATCCGGGCGGCATGTGCGGATCATTTCAAGGAATCTGGATTCCCGTTCCTGATATTCGGTTTTCATGGCTATTGATCCTTCCAAGATTAGAGGCATTCGATTGCGGCGATACATTCGGCAAGATTTGCGAATTCTTGCGTTTGCGGTTCACGGGCCGGGAAACGGGCCGGAGTCGTGAATTGATACCATACTTGCCCCGTTTCCGATTCAACGCGGGAAATAGCGGGATATTGGGCAAGCGCGATGGACTCCACGATTTGCCATTGTGCCATGCCGCCCAATGTCGGAATCTCAATATCCCCGCATTCCGTGAATTCCAGATCATGCCCCGCCGAATGCGGCAATCTCATATCAAATATGAATTGCCCCGAGTCGTGCCTATCCCAATCGGCCCGCTTCCCGGCCTCATACGCGGCATTCAACGCCTGTTGCGCTTGGGCCTCTGGATCGGGCTTGCCCCAATCGCCTGACGGCAATTCGACTAGGCCCATTTCTTCCGCTTCCGATTGCGATACGAATTGATAATCTTCCGTTTCGACTCTTTCGTCGCTGTGGAAAACCGCCCCGGAATAATCCGACGTGAAATAATTGTCGTAATAATCCCGCATTGAGATTGTGTCGCCGCTATCGGTTTCAATGACGTCAGAGTCGGCCCAATAATCCCCCGAGTCATCGCCCGCGTCGCATTCGGTATAATTCGTCCGACGGCATGAATCGCAAACGCATCTTTCTTCTGCCCGGCAACGATTCCCGTCCCAATAATAAACCGTCGTCAGATAGTCATGCCGAGTCGACTCCTCGCATTCCTCGCAATATCCGAATTCTTCCGAATAGCAGGACTCGCAATAGCGATTGCCGTTATCGTCGGTATAATCGCAATCCTCATCCCAATCGCATCCGCATCTGCAGCACGTCAATTGCCGGAAATTGACATAGCCCGACGTTGAGCCAAAATGAATATCCCCATTGTGGCTCAACGTCAGATATTTATCGTCAGGATCGGGGCGATTGACTCGGCCCGGTTCTACATCCTGATAAGGGGCAACGATTCCGCCCCGGCATTTCAGATAAAGGACTCGTGCCCCGTCAAATCCCCGATTGCGATATGAGGCCGGTTCGGAAAAGACTTCAGACAATGCCGACTCTAGCAAATCCATTGCATTGTCATTAGTGCCATATATCGGGGCATGGATATATTCGGGCCGGGGAATTTTCGACTCGTCAATCCTGACAACGCAACGGGCGGCAACCTTTCCGGTTTCTTTCTGGATTGACATTAGTATTCGGAAATCGGGAGTCGCATAGACTTCTGACGGATGAATATCCCCGAGTCCTTGATCCCGGAAATCATGCCGCATACAGGAATTCGCCAGAGACTTGCGGAAATCAGAAAACCGGATATTTGACGTCGGGGCATAATTCTTCCCCTCATACGCAAATCGGAATTCTTCCCGAGTCTCGCCCCATTTGATTTCATATGCCGCCGAGTCAAATCTAACCTTGAATTCGTCAACGGCCTTTTCCAGATATTTATCCGGCAAGCCCGGAATGATCCGACGGATTGCCTTTCCGGGATTCAACGCAAGCCTTTTGCCCGCTTCCCGCTTCAATGCCGATTCATAGATAATGATTTGATCCGCCCCGTTCTGGCGCGATATGCGAGGATCAAACGCATTGAAGGCTTGCGCGAGTCGGGAATAGGAAACCGCCCCGAAATAGCGCGAGTCCTCTGGCCATGTTTCCGCGACATATTCCGCGAAACAATGGGCAATGTCATATCTGCCCGCCCAATCGGCAAGCCATGACGCAAGGCCCGAGTCCGTTTCCGGGATTGCGCGGAATGCCGACTCGTTTCCTTTCCACCATTTTTCCATATTGGCGGAATGATCGGCCAGAGACAGAGTCCAATCCATTTCAAACTTAGACATTTCTGATTTCCTTTCCTGATTTGCGATTAGGCGGTAAGATTGAATTTAGCGGCATGTTCCGCCATGGCGATTGCGGAATTAACCGCGTCTTCCCGATCATTCGTGAAATAGGCCCAAGGATGATCGGCATTTTTCCCAATTGGGAAAACTTGGTATTCGTCGAATTCAAATTTCAACGTAAATCCGACGGCACGGCAGGCGGCTTTCGCTTCACTCATTTTCATTTCCGTTTTCCTTTTTTGATCCCGGTTTCAATTAACCGTGCCTCAACCAAGGCACGGGCCGGGCAGGCGGTCAAGCGGGGAATCGATCCCGCCCGCGAGGGGCATTCCCGCCAGAGGCCGGATTTTCGTGCGTTTTCAGACACTTAGGCGAAACTGGAAAAAATTATGGGTAACAATGCCTTACCCATTTTTCGGCGGGGAATATCGGAAACGGATTCCGGGCCTAAATCGGGGCAGGCGGGCCGAATATAACCGGGCATTCCGGGCCGGGATTCAATTCGGGCGGAAAATCACGACTCAATCCGTCGGGAATTCCGTGTTAGCGCAAACGCGGCATTGCGGCGTTACCGCTCACGCCGCATCGCGGCAATCAAAAGCGGAGAACGTCCCGAGCCGGAAGCCGCCTAGCCTAAACGACAGATTGACGTAGGGGCAAACGAGGCAGATCATGGGGTATGGAGCAGGACTACTTTGGCGATCTGGCCCGTTCCAAAATTTCGGCGGGCCAGCCCGTTCAAAAATTCCGCGCCGCCGCCGCACCGGGCGCTGGGCCTTCGACGCGGAAGTCCGCTCGTTCAAAGGCCGAAGCTGTGGACAATCACCACGGAACCGAGCTAAAGGTTGTCGAGTTGCTTCTGGGGGCGCTCGCTCTATCTGACGCTGCGCCGCCCAAGCAAAGCGAGGTCTACCAGATGGGAGCCATGACCCTGATGCTGAAGTCCGTCCCGTTCATCGTCGCAGGTCTTGCCGTGGTCTTCACGATTTCCTTCCCGACGCCCCGCGACGTCCTCGACATCGGACGACTGATCCCCCGAGAAGCAATCGTCACCTTCGACGAGGTTGACCACGGGCCGACCGTGGTCTCGCTCGCTCAGGACACCCCTGTCGAGCCGTATGTCGCCAAGATCGAAAGCTCGGGCTGCCTTGACCAGCTTGCCGATCTCCCGACCCATATGATCGAGCAATGCTCGCAGCTCGTGGCTGAAGCCGTGATCCAGATCGCCTCGTTCGAGGGGGCCAAGGCGACCGATCTGAACAGCGACAGTGCGATGCTCGTGGAACGGCTCAGGCTGGCCGCAGCGCGCGTCTGCCGCGCCCGATGGGCCGTCGATCCGGGGATGGCCTTGGATACTGACGATCCGGTCTGCGCAGTCTCGACAATCGACCTTGCAAGCGCGAGCTGATGCCGCTACCTTATGTAGTGCCAGAAGCCGCCAGAGACGCCATCCTTTCGTCGGACGGGGGAGCAGAGCCGGGTTCGTGAGAACGAATCCGGCTCCTTCATTTGAACGGATTCGCGTAAACGAATCGTGAGCGGTCATAGGGGCAGAACATGAGCGGCGAAACACGAGCGGCCTACACGAAGCACGACCCGCTCTATCCGGGTTTCATCAACGTCACCGAAGACGAATCCTCGATCACGATCACGATGCGGGGCGATCCCAAGGTCGTAAGCGGTTCTTTTCTCTGCGGCTTTGCGCACGAGCGTGGGCTGCCGGGCCGCTGCACTCCCGGCGATCCCAACTGCAACAACTACTGCAACCACGACGACAACCAGCCCATGCCGGACAGCCCGGCTCCCAGCTCCCAGACGATCTGCGGCGACACGGTTCAGCTCACCCTGACCAAGCTGGAATGGCTGGCCCTGAAGGGCAAATTCTGACCCCCGGCTAGACTGTCAAATCGGATTCGACTATACCGTTCTGGTTTCCCCAACGAATCGGAGACCGAGCGAATGCTTTCTTCCAGCCCCGTGAACCTGAAGATCGGGCGACATCTTCTCAACATCCTTGACCCGAAGCCCGAGCTGATCGACCTTGACGCCATCGAGTCGTCACTTTGGGTCGCTCGCCGGTTCTCCAACAACCCGCGCGCCCTCGTTGTCCGGCAGCATACGGGCATGGTCGAGAAACTGGCGATCCACCTGAACGCCGAGCCTGCCGTCGTCGAATGGTGCCGCCACCACGACGACCATGAGGGCATCATCGGGGACATCCCCGGCCCGCTGAAGCACTTCCTGAACCTCGCCGCGATCCAAGGCAACACCACCACGCTCGACGAGATCGAGATCAGGCTGGATGCCGCGATCTGCACGGCCCGAGGTATCGCCTTCCCGGACTCCGAGGTCCGCAAGAAGGTCCACTTCTTCGACAAACTGGCCGAGACGCTGGAATGGCGGTTCGTTCTGAACGAGCCTCACGCCATCTGGAATCGGCCCTACCAGAATTGGCTGTCGGAGGACGAGGCGCTTCGCTTCGTCGATCAAGCCATGGCTCAGGAGCGCGTCTGATGGGCAGGAAGAACAAGATCACCCTGAGCCTGTTCCTGCACCGATCCACGGACAAGGCCATGCTGTTCAGCGAGGACGGCGACGAGGGCGAGGCGGTTTGGCTGCCGAAGTCCCAGATCGACTACGACCGGAGCGCCGCTACCGGCGACAAAACAGACGTGCTGGTCCCCGAGTGGCTGGCCGAGGAGAAAGGATTCACCACATGAACGCCAAGACCATCTTCCTCGCAACCGTGTCCGTGTCGGCCCTCGCAGGCTGCGACCCGGCTACGATGCGGGAATGTGACCCGCTGAAGCCCTACCCGTTCTACGTCGGCTCGGACTGCCCGGCCCCGTCAGGCGGTGATGGCGACAGGTCCCAGACCCCGACCGATCCGGGCGATGACGAGGACCCCGATGACGAGGACCCCGATGACGAGGACCCGGACGACGGCGAGGACCCGGACGACGGCGAGGACCCCGATGACGGGGAGGACCCGGACGACGAGGGCGACGACGATGACGAGGACCCCGATGACGAGGACCCCGATGACGAGGACCCGGACGACGGCGAGGACCCGGACGACGGCGAGGACCCCGATGACGGGGAGGACCCGGACGACGAGGGCGACGACGATGACGAGGACCATGACAACGGTCACGGCAACGACGACGACCACGACGACGACAGCAACCCCGGCAAGGGTGGCGGCGGTCATGGGGCTGGCAAGAAATGAGTCAGGCCATCTGGAAATTCCCGCTGAAGCCCGAGGACCGGCAGACCATCGCCATGCCCGCAGGGGCGCGCATCCTGTCGTTGCAGGTCCAGTCCGGGACGCCCTGCATCTGGGCGCTGGTTGACCCGAAGACGCCCGAGGTCCAGCACCACGAGATCGTCATGCACGGCACCGGCCACACCTTCGAGGGCGATCCCGGAGTATTCCTCGGAACGATCCAGATGTTCAACGGGTCGCTCGTGCTTCATGTGTTCGAGGAAGCCTCGTAACACAAGATATTGACGACACCCCTACGGCTGGGCGAATCTCGCCCGGTCGAATCGAAATCCAGAGAGGACCCCGACATGAGCGACGTGCTGCCCTATGACCAATTCCCTGCGCCCATTGGGGCAAGCATCTGGGACCTGAAATACCGCCTGAAGCAGATGGACGGGACGCCCATCGACCTGACCGTCGAGGACACTTGGCGGCGGATCGCACGGGCGCTGGCCGCACCGGAGAAGGACGACCACGACCATTGGGAGGAGTCCTTCTACCGGGTCTTGGCCGACTTCACCTTCCTGCCCGCTGGTCGGATCGTCGCCGGGGCCGGGGCAGGCCGGAAAGTCACCCTGTCCAACTGCTACGTCATGGGCACGATCCCGGACTCGATGGACGGCATCTTCACGCACCTGAAGGAAGCCGCCCTGACCATGCAGGCCGGAGGCGGCATCGGCTACGACTTCTCGACCCTGCGGCCCAAGGGCGCTCAGGTCGTGGGTGTGGCCGCAGATGCGTCAGGACCCCTGACCTTTATGGACGTCTGGGATGCCATGTGCCGGACGGTCATGTCGGCAGGATCGCGGCGCGGGGCCATGATGGCGACCATGAGCTGCGAGCATCCCGACGTCGAAGACTTCATCGCCGCGAAGCACGACTCCAAGCGCCTGCGGATGTTCAACCTGTCCGTCCTCGTGACCGACGAATTCATGGAGGCCGTGCGCCTGAACGCAGGCTGGCGGCTGCACTTCGAGAACCAGCACGGCGAGACGCTGGTCGAGAAGATCGTCAATGCCCGCGAGCTGTGGGACAAGATCATGCGCTCGACCTATGACTACGCCGAGCCGGGTGTGATCTTCATCGACCGGATCAACCGGCTGCACAATCTCTGGTGGATCGACAACATCCGGGCGACCAACCCCTGCGGCGAGAAGGCCATGGGGCCGTATGACTCCTGCCTGCTCGGCTCGATGAACCTCGCGGCCTTCGTGGTGGACCCCTATCAGAAGTCCGCGACGATCAACATCACCCGGCTGAAGCAGGCGGTCCACACGGCCATCCGCATGATGGACAACGTGATCGACGTCAACTTCTTCCCGCTCGAAGCCCAGCGCCAGAAAGCCAACGAGACCCGGCAGCTCGGCCTCGGCGTGACCGGGCTTGCCGATGCCCTGCTGATGCTCGGCCTACGCTACGGCTCGGACGAGGCCGTGAAGATGACCGAGACGATCATGCGCGAGATCGCCATCGCGGCCTACGAGGAGTCGATCAAGCTGGCGCAGGAGCGTGGGTCCTTCCCGGCATACTACCGGGACAGCTTCCTCGGCGGCGAGAATTTCGCGGCCACGGTCTTACCCGAAGACCTCCGCGCCCAGATCGCCCAGCATGGCATCCGCAACTCGCTGCTGCTGTCCATCGCGCCGACCGGGACGATCTCGCTCTACGCCGGGAACGTCAGCTCCGGGATCGAGCCGATCTTCGCCCCGAGCTACACCCGGAAGGTCCTGATGCCCGACGGCTCCAAGCGCGAGGAGCTGGTCGAGGACTACGCGATCAAGGTCTGGCACGACCAGAACAACAACGGCCTGCCGCCCGCCTATGTGGACGCCCAGACCCTCTCCCCGGCTGACCATGTGCGGATGCAGGCCGTGGTCCAGAAGTGGGTGGACAGCTCGATCTCGAAGACGATCAACCTGCCGAAAGACATCTCGTTCGAGGACTTCAAGGGCGTCTATCTCGACGCCTACAACAGCGGGTGCAAGGGCTGCACGACCTACCGCCCGAACGACGTCACCGGCTCGATCCTGTCAGTCGAGGAGAAGCCCACCGAGGCCGTCGCCCCGGCTGAAGGGTTCCGCTTCCATCTGCGGGCGCTCGCCCCCTCGGGCGCGGTCCTGCTGGACGGCATGGGGATCGACATCGAGCTTGAAGACTGGCCGCAAGGCGAGGGCATGACCATTTCGGCGGTCATGGAAATGCAGGAGCAGGTCCAGTCCGAAGCCCTGCCCGAAAGCCGCCCGGAGATGCTGCCGGGCGCGGTCTACAAGCTGAAGGCCGGGACCATGGAACATGCGGCCTACGTCACGATCACAGACATCACCGACGCGGCTGGCAAGCGCCGCCCCTTCGAGATTTTCGTGAACACCAAGGACCCGGCACACCAAGCATGGATGACCGCCTTGACCCGGATGGTCAGCGCGATCTTCCGACGGCCCTACGACTCGACCTTCGTGGTCGAGGAGCTGAAGGCCGTCTTCGATCCGACCTTCCATGCCTACATCGGCGGGAAGCCGGTGCCGTCGCTGGTGGCTGCCATCGGCGGCGTGATCGAGCGCCACATGAAGAACATCGGCTACTGGCCGGACTTCTCGAAGGCGATGATCCCGCCCGAGCTGATGCGCGCCGAGAGCAACACGGGGCTGACGGCCTCGCCGGGCATCGGGCACTTCCAGAAGATCACCGGGCCGACGTGCCAGAAGTGCTTCTCGACCAACGTCAAGAACGAGTCCGGGTGCTTCACCTGCCTCGACTGCGGCAGCTCGAAATGCGGCTGAATGGGAAGTTTCCCGAAAACAGGGCATGACCGACAATCTTGACATGACTGTCAAACACGGTTAGACTCACTGGTAGATCGGGCGATTCGCGCCCGGTCGATCTAGAGGAGACTGACCATGCCTGACACCTTCTATCTGAAGCGCGGCCTCTCTGCCGTCTACGTCCAGAACGAAGCCGGTGACGACCTCGCCGCGATCCAGCCGGACTCCCCTCTCGTCGAGGCGATCAAGGTCGGCATCCGCGCCGGGGGCCACAGCCTGATCGACCGCGACACCGGGGTCTACCTGATCGGCACCCTCGACCAGCTCGTCGGGGAGGGCGTGTGATGACCGTCCAGTATCTCGCGCTCGCCTACATCGGGGCTGGGTCTGTCTACGGGCAGGCCGAGACCTACGAGGATGCCGTCAAGATCGCCATGCGCGAGGCGGCGTCGTTCGCCAGCCACTTCGGGGGCTTCCCGAAAGGCACCGAACCCATCCCGTTTCAGGTTTACGACTATCGCCCGTGGGAGTCGATCATCTGGGCCGACGGCAAGACCTTCGGATACAAGACCAAGGACCGCTCTGACGAGCCGGTCCAGCTCGACGCCGAACGGTTCGTCTGGGTCGATCCCCGGACTCGCAAGGTCACGCAAGACCTGACCCTCGAACAGTGGCACACGGCGATGGCCGTGGCCGTGCTCGCCTGAAGCCCGGAGGGGGCTTCGGCCCCCTCCCCCAACCCGTGAGGACCCCGCCATGACCACCGAAGATTACCTGAAGCTCCTCGCCGCCGAGGGGTTCTCCTGCCGCCTGCTCTGGGAGGCCAAGGAAGACGGGCAGCGCCACGCGAACGTGCGCTCCTACGTCGTCTACGCCCCTGACGGGATGCTCCTGACCAGCCTCGTGATCCGGGCCTTCCAACCGTCCGGTCGCAACGCGGTCCCGGAGATCGCCGTCTACTTCTGCTCGGAGTCGCTCGAAGCTCGGGCCGACATCGAGACCCTGCGCGGCATCTGGGCGACCACCCTGCGCCGCCAACAGAAGGGGGCTGCGTGATGGGACCTATTGCTTCGGCTGCCTATCGGGCTTCTCGGCACAAACCCCACAAGGAGATGTTGCTTGAAGCGATGCACGTCCATCTCGAAGACGAATTCGTCATAAGGATCATAGAAATAGCCAACTCAATGCCCATCGTGGATTACGAAGGGAGGCTGCCCGGACCTGTCGTGTTCTTGGAAGGAATGTTCCGAGTTAAAGGGGCTGATAAAGACGTAGGCTTAATTGTCTCTGAAAGGCCCCTGCATTACGCCCCGAGTTACAACGTGGATGAACGCTGGGTTTACGCCGTAGTCCCGACGAACCCTCACACTTCTGTAATCCAATTGTTTTGCAGCTTCGTTGCCAAGACGGATCATGTGTTCATGGGCCGTGATGATCTGCTGGATAAAGAGTCCTACGACCTAGCCCGAGAAATATTGGCTTCGCTAGACACTTTGTTTTCCCTCATGGCCGAGCCTCGGTTCGTCGAGCAGACGCCTTTCTCCCGGCTGAAACGGAGCATGGCCGCAAAGGCTATCGGTCGGCCCGCGCTCCGACACGCATGGGTCAAGCTGGGCTGGACCATCGGTAGCGTGACGCGCGCCAAGGGCAACATACCGGGCAGCGCGCCCCAGCGCGCCCTGCATTGGGTCCGAGCGCACTGGCGGCGCTACGACCACCAGACCCCGAAGGCGGTCCACAGGCCGCATCGGGAGGGCTGGTGGGTTTGGATCGACAGGCACAGGTCCGGGAACCCTGCGCTGGGCGAGGTCAAGCACCACTACGTCCCCAAGCTGGACGATCCGGGCAAGAGCAGCCGCGTCGTCCATCGGGTCGTCGCCTCGAAGATCGCGCAGGCGGTGAATCCCGAACCCTACTTGACGTGAATCAATCCCGGAATTATACCCGGTATCCCAACCCCGAATCGGAGGACGCTATCATGGCCCGGCAAGAGAAACGAGTCGCCCGCAAGGATTACCCCCGCGATGGGATCAAGAAAGGCGACACCTACTACTACACGAAACTGAAGCTGCAACGCGGCGGCATCGAGAAGCGGTCCCTGAAGCCGTTCAAGCCTTCCCAGCTCACGACTTCCAGCTTCAAGATCGCCTTCCTGTCGGCGGGCGAGAGCTTCGACGAGGCCATGGCCGGGGACGACTACGGCAGCCTGCCCCAAGCCCTGACCGATGCGGCAGAGGCCATCCGGGATGCCGGGCAGGAGGCCCGTGTCGCCTTGCTGAAGGCCCTCGGGCATGTTGTCGAAGGCGACACGGGCCAGATGCTCGAAGCCCGCGCCGACGGCTGCGACAGCAAGGCTGACGAGCTGGACGGGTTGGCGGGTGACGCCCAAGACCTGCTCGACAACGAGCCGAACGAGAGCGACTTCAAGGTCCCCGAGGGCGAGGACGAAGGCGACGAGGCGGTCAACGACGACGGGCTGACCTTCGACGAGGCGATGGAAGCCTACAACGAGTCGATGGCCGACCTGAAGTCGCAGGCCGAAGACATCCTGAACGACATGCCCGAGGGCTGAGAGGAGACACGACGATGCCCCAAGTGAAGCACATCACCCCCGAGTCGATGGTGACGATCAGCGCCCGCCTGAACGCGGTGGCTGACAGCCTCGAAAAAGACCGCCACCCCGGCATGGACGACAAGGACCTGATCCTTCTGCTGCGCGAGGCCGACGAGATCATCAAGGTCGCCGTGGACGTGTCCTCGACCCTGATGGCACGGCTGCTGGCCCAGAGCTTCGGTCTGGACGATCTGCTGAAGCCCAAGACCCCGCCCTCCGACGAAATCCCCGGTGGGTTCGTCGAGATGACGAAGAACGACTACCTCGGCTACTGCCGCAAGCGCACCGAAGGGTTCCCGAACAAGGAAGGTTCCGAGCTGGCTGTCCGTGCGATCCGCACGGCAAACAAAGCTGTCGGCGTCACAAAGGTCGCGGAGATCGACGACGACATGGGCCTCGTGAAGCACATCCAAGCTGCCGAGTCCGCTCTGCCGGGCTGGGTGGCAGGCTACATCGCGCACAAGCGCCCGGACCTCGTGGGAGGCTGACATGACCCTGATCTGCTACGAAGACCGGAATTTCCACGCCAAAACCGAGAAGGTCATCAAGGCGGCGAATTCCATCATCACCGAATACCAGCGTCAGGGTTTCATCCTGACCCTGCGCCAGCTCTACTACCAATTTGTCTCGCGCGATCTGATCCCGAACAACGACCGGGAATACAAGAAGCTGGGCGACACCATCACGGCTGCCCGGATGGCGGGACGGATTTCATGGGACGCAATCGAAGACCGGAATCGCGGCATGTTGAAGTGGCCGGTCAACGACGAAGACTCGCTGGTCTCGGAGCTGGGCGACAAGCTGGCGCTCGACCTGATGGACGGGCAGGACTGCTACGTCGAGGTTTGGGTCGAGAAGGACGCCCTGTCCTCGGTGATCGGACGGGCCTGTGTGCCCACGAGGACGCCCTACATGGCCTGCAAGGGCTATCTGTCGGCCTCGGAGGCATGGAGAGCCGGGCGGCGCATGAGAAGCGCCCTGCGGCGCGGCCTGCGGCCCGTGGTGATCCATCTGGGCGACCACGACCCGTCGGGGATCGACATGACCCGCGACAACGAGGAGCGCCTGTCGCTGTTCGCTGAGGGTGAGGTCGAGGTCCGTCGGATCGCGCTGAACCGGGATCAGGTGGATCGCTACGATCCGCCCGAGAACCCGACCAAGCTGACAGATGCTCGGGCTGACGGCTACATTGCGCAGCATGGCTACTCGTGCTGGGAGCTGGACGCGCTGGAACCGACGGTCCTCGTGGACCTGATCCAGAGCGAGATCGGCAGCATCGTGGACCAAGACCTGATCGACGAGAAGCTGGCCGAGGAAGAAGAACGGGCGGGCCTGCTGCGCAAGCTCGCCGCCAACTGGAACGACGTTCAGGACTTCCTGAACAACATGGAGGACTGACCTGATGCAAATAACCGGAACGATTTACGCTGATGGTCGGGTTCAATACCACGGCTATGAGCGGATGAATTCTCGGGTGATGGCGGTTAACGATACCGCCATCGTCATACACCACGGCTGCGGGAGCTATTACGACAATGGGGGCCGACACTACGTCAACGCTCGAATCGAGGTTTCATCGCTCGCGGATTTGCGACCGGGAAACGAACCGGACACTTGGCAATTTCAACTCGGAGGCAGTCGCCTCGGCGTCCCGTCGTTCCATCCGACCCCGAAAAAAGCCGTCCGGGACGCTATGCGCGAGCTGGCCTACCGAGGGGAGGCTTTCGTGGCCGCTATCGAGAAACGCAGGAAGGAAGAAGACGATGCTTGACCTTGAACAACATCTAGCCCGGCAGATGGTTTTCAGCCGGGCGAACTTCGGCCCCGGCCCCCGGACGGAAGATGTCCTTGACCATCTCACAAAAGAGATGGCCGAGGTCCGCGAGTCCATCGGGACAGTGAAGCACATCGACGAATGCGTGGACATGGTGATCCTGTCCCTCGATCTGCTCTCCCGCGCCATCTGGGCCGGAGCTGACTACCAGATCACGGCTGACGAGGCCGCGCACGACGCCTGCACCGCGATCCGGCGCAAGCAACAGAAGAACGAGCGCCGCGACTGGCCCGATTGGCGAACCGCCCCGGTGGGCAAGGCCATCGAGCATGTGCGCGGGCACATGGACTGAGGAAAGGAACATGACCATGCCCTTCGATATGATGCAGAACAACGGCGGTGGCGGCGGCAACGGGAACGATCTCGTCGCCAAGGCGCTCGCTATCATCGTCTCGACCCTGTTCGGGTCGGGCGCGCGGCCCCAAGGCTTCGGCCCCGGCCAGAACGAAATCCTGAACCTCGACATCCAGATCACGGTCTCGCCCGACGGCGAGGAGTTTCGGATCGACGGCGCTCGGATGCTCCGGTGGGAGCAGATCGAGACCGAGGTCGAAGACCTGATCGGGTGACGACAATGGATTGGGAAGACTGGTCCATATTGGCGATGGCAATTGTCGCCCTGATTGCAGCGGGGGTTTATCTCTCGCTGCAAGACGAAACTGGATGCCGTGAATCGCCTCCGGGAATTATCACCGAAGACTGTTGACCGTCCAACGGCATTCGACTATACAGGGATCACGGGCGGCGAATCGCCCGGTTGGCTGAACCCCTAGAGAAAGGAACTGTAGCCATGACGACCCTCATGCAAGCCTCCCGCCAGTGGGCCACCCGTCCCGATGACGAGCGTTTCGTCACCCTGACCGCCCTGAACGACAAGATGCAGGCCATCCGCGACAACTCGCGCACCCGCGTCGTTTCCACCCGCCAGATTCAGGTCCAGCCCGATCCGGTGGACCCGCGCTCCGGCATCGTGATCGAGTCCGAGCTGGGCATCGCCACCCCGACCAACTGGTCCTTCGGCCAGATCGCCTCGCTGGCCGGTGCGCCCGCAGGCTACCTGCGCTCGCTGCCCGCCCCGCTGGTGGCCGACTGCATGAATTACGGTCTGCGCTTCAAGCGGGACGCCGCCGACATCGGCCTCCTGAACACCCGCATGGACGTGGCGCATCCCGGCCTCGACGGCATGGACCCCGGCTCCCTGATGGCCGAGAACCGCGCCGCCACCGGCCCGGCCTACGGGCGCATCTGGAACGCCGACGTGACCGCTGCTCTGGTCTCGAAATTCGGTGATGGCCTGACGGGCGACTTCCGGGTGCCGGGCGAATTCGGCAAGGCCGTGGATGTGACCAAGGCCAACACGACGATCTACGGCTCAGACCGGAACATCTTCGTCTTCCTAGCCGACGAAGAAAACCGGATCGAGATCGCAGACCGGCGCGACGGCAAGCCCGGCTCGCTCGCTCGCGGCTTCTTCGTCTGGAATTCGGAGGTCGGCTCCGACACCATGGGCGCGGCGTTCTTCCTGTTCGATTACGTCTGCATGAACCGCATCGTGTGGGGCGTCAAGGAATACAAGGAAATCCGCCTGCGGCACACCCGCAACGCCCCCGACCGCTGGATGGAGGAGATCGCCCCGGTCCTGCACGACTACTCCCACGCGGCGGCAGCGCCGGTCGAGGAAACGATCAAGCTGGCCCAGCAAGCCAAGCTCGACACCGATCTCGACGAATTCCTGTCGAAGCGGTTCACGGGCGCGGACGCCTTCTCCAAGACCGAGCGCGCGGCCATTGCCGACGCCCACGTCCGGGAAGAAGGCCGTCCCATCGAGACCCTGTGGGACGTCACGACCGGGATCACGGCCTTCGCCAAGACCATCCCGCACCAAGACGCCCGCGTGGCGGTCGAGCGGAAAGGGGGCAAGGTCCTCGATCTGGTCGCCGCCTGACCGACTACCCCCGGCCTTCGGGCCGGGGCACTTCCGAGGGTAGGGCTTACCGGGCTGATTCGTCTTCAGCCGCTTCGGCGGCGTCCGGGACAGGGCTTTCGCGCGACAGGCTGCCCTACCCTCGCAAGTGCCCCAACAGAGAGGAGGTCGATTTGCCTGAGCCACGACAGAGGGGGCCACCAGCCCCCTCCCCTTCGGGGGTTTACAGTCAAACGCTGTTAGCCCATGATCTGCCATCCCGTGAGGTTCCCGCCATGCGATTCATCGCCCTTCTTATGGTCCTGATCCCCGCCGTTCTGGCGGCGGCTGCGGTCTACTACGTCTATCTGGCGGTGATCTGCATGTGCGCCCCGCCGAACCCTTTCACTTGGCAGCAAGCCCTGATCGGCTACGTCTCGATCACCGTGATCGCGCTGGTCTTCGCTTGGAGGAATGACTGATGTCTCTGACCCTCTGGACCGTGGCCGGAATTTTCTTCGGAGTCGGCATCGTCTTCACCTTTGGCATCTACGTCGGAATTCGGATCGCGCAACGCGGGATCGAAATGGCCTTGGAGGACGCGGCCATGAAAGGCGTCCTCGAATACAAGAACGTCCGGTTCATCCCGGTCATCACTGGAAAGCCGTAGGAAATCGCCATGCTTGACCGCAAGAAGAAAGCCCCCGCCCAACCCGTCGAGAAGCCGAGCCGTCAGGTCCTTCGCCAACTCGCTCGCCGTCGCCGGAAGCAGCCCGTGGACGTGCCCCAGACCGTCTGGCACGGGATCAACGACATGCCGAAGATCGGCATCGGCCCGCGCCCGGCCATCCTGAAGGCCAAGGGCAGCTTCGGTCGCCGGATCATCAGCTCCGTGACCAAGGTCGTCAACGGCGTGAAGCGTGAGATCGTGCGCCATGCCACCAAGGGCGAGAGGAGCTACCGGGCATGACCGATATTGTCGGAACCGAATACCCCGTCCTCGACCACGGATTCGTCCGGGTCGTGGACACGATGGGCGACGACAACGCCATCGTGCAGGCCGCGCGAGTCAGCTACGGCTCTGGCACCGAGAAGAAGTCCACCGACCGGGGCCTGATCCGCTACCTGATGCGGCACTGGCATACGACCCCGTTCGAGATGTGTGAGATCAAGCTGCATGTGAAGCTGCCGATCTTCGTCGCCCGCCAATGGATTCGCCACCGCACCGCGAACGTCAACGAGTATTCTGGCCGGTATTCCATCCTCGACCGGGAATTCTACATCCCGGAAATCGACGTGATCCAACCCCAGAGCCAGACCAACAAGCAGGGTCGCGCCGGGGAGCTGCCCGAGGCCCTCCGGTTCGCCATGCGCGAGACGATCCGCCAGCAATCCGAGGGGGCCTATCAGGTCTACGAGGAGCTGCGCACGGGCAGCCCGTGGTTCCACCGGGACGGCCAGCCCATTGACTACGAGCATGACGACATCGAGCCGTTCGACGACGTGGAATGGGGCATGGCGCGGGAGATGGCCCGGATGGTCCTGCCGCCCAACATCTACACCCAATGGTATTGGAAGGTGGACCTGCACAACCTGTTCCACTTCCTGCGCCTGCGGGCCGACAGCCACGCCCAATACGAGATCAGGGTCTACGCCGAGGCGATCTGCAAAGCGGTGCAGGCGTGGTGCCCGGTCGCCTACGAGGCGTTCGAGGACTACCGGATGAACGCCGTCATGCTGTCCGGCCAAGAAGCCGACATCATGCGCCTGCTCGTGTCGCGTAACACCGGGGCCTTCCGGCGCATGGTGGAGGAAGACCAGACCATGAGCGAGCGCGAGCGCACGGCCCTGTTGGACACCTTCCTGAAGGCCGCAGCATGACGACGCTGGACCGCATCTACGGCGTTCTGGACGCTTGCTTCGGGACCGAGGGGGAGCGATCCCCCGACGTCCGGGTGAGTGCCTTCACGGAAAACTCCTTGGTCCTGCTCGAATTCGTTCTTTTGATCGAGGACGAATTCGACCTTGACCTCGACGGCTACGATGGCATTACTACGGAATCAACCATGGGAGAAATTGCCGCCCAGCTTGACGGACTTATGGACGGCTGATTTCACGCAACACGAAAGGTAGGTGAATGGCGACCCATAAACAGATTCGGCGTTCGGTGGACGAGAACCTGAAAGCACTCCGAAACCGTGCCAGCGAATTGCGGCTTCTGATCTGGAAGCATGGCGCAATGGCTGACCCGAGAGCATTGATGACCGGGATGGACGAGATATTCGAGTCCTCGGTCGAGCTGGAAACCCTGATCGTCCGGGAGCGCATGGCCGCAAGCCCGAGGCCGATCCAACCGATGGAGCAAGACCCGTGACGCAGACTGCCTTGAAGCCTCTAGGGAGCGCCCGGCCTGACGGGCGACCCCTCTACTTCGACCTCCCCTCTGACGAGATGAAGGTGCCGTGTCTCTTTTGCGCAGCCCAGCTCGGCGTCAGCCACGCCTACAAGCGCGGGGAGATCGTCTTCAACGATCCGGCCAACAGCCAGGTCACAGGCCCTCACGGTCAGCCGGACGAGGCGGTCTACTACATCTGCAAGCACCACCTTCCCGACAACGCCGTGATCTACGATCCGATCACGGATATGTGCCGGGACAAGAGCGGGCAGAACGTCTGGTCCGAATCGACGCACATGCCGACAGCGGGGGACCTGTGATGTCCGACGCGATTTCCCGGCAGGTCGGCGGCGACCATTACAAGACTGGTGGCATCCAGCCGTTCGAGCTGGCCTACGCGAACCGCTACGACGACCTGATCTTCACCGCGATCAAGTATGTCGCCCGGCATCGACGCAAGGCCAAATGGCTCGATCTGGAAAAGGCCGATCACTCGGTCGAATTTCGGGTGCCGATGATCCAGAAGCACGGGGCGCTGTATGGCGTCGAAGTCTTCCCGATCTCGGCTTTCCTGATGTCGAATTCGATCACGGGGCTTGACGCCGAAATCATCACGGACCTGCACAACTGGTCCGTCAAGCTGCCGAAGGACGGGGACACCCCCGAGTCCATTGCCAGCTCGATCCGGGCGAAGATCGCCCTCCTGAACCAGACCGCCTACGGAGAACAAAATGACTGACAGCTTTCAGGCCGCACCGGGGACTTTTGTCGTCCTGTTCAACCCGCAGGACCCCGAGAACCCGGACCACTTCCCGGTCGTCGGTTGGACCCGTGGTCTTTCGGGCTACGACCCCATCACGATTGTCCCCGAGGATGGCGTGATGGAATTCGGGAAAGCCATACAGCTCGATCACGGGGATTTGGTTGTCGTCGTTGACCCGACAGCCAAGAAGACTTTCTGGTCCCTCGAAGCATGGCTCGAATACATGAAGGGGGCGAAGCCGGTCGCCAAACCGAACAAGGAAACCGGGATTCGTCGTCGGGTCAATCTCCACATCCAATTCGGGGAGAAAACCTACGTCAACAAGTCCTTCTGGCATTTCAAGACCCCCTCGGACAGCTTCCTTTTCGAGCTGGAAGGTGGGGAGAGCGCACCGGATGACGCTCGGGTCTCCAAGATCAACCGGGATACCTACTACAAGGCCCGGAAGAACCTCGAAGTCGTTCCCTACGCCGATCTGTTCAACGTGACGGAATCGGCCATGGTCGAAGACATCGACGAGGAAGCGGAGGACCTGATCTGATGGCCCGATCCCCGATCAATCCCGACGACGAAGACCCCGAAGCCGAGGCCCTGATCGGCTCGGGGCCTCGCA